ATGTGGGAAGAACATCGGTTTAAAATGAATGACAAGAAATATAATCTGAAGTAATAGTAATTATGAGTAAGTTTATGCTCAATGACCAAGATGCTATTAATGACGTCAACCCGTTTGTCAAACATGAATTTTCCCTTCCAGGAAGTGTAAGACAGACTGGGGATTTTGATAACTTTTCTAAATCTCCCACAGGGGAGGGTATAATTGGTGCAGATGAAAGTGTGTATTGTAGTTACGCCTTATGCGAAACTGCTGAGAAGCCAACCACCGTGTTCAAAAACATTCATCCTAGAAGGAACATAGACACGGGGTTTAATTGTGAAGAAGATGATAAGGTTAAAGTTGGTGTCGCTAAGGAGGAACAAATTCCCTACTTTGGTATCTTTCTCATGACCATCTTCATAGCTCTTGTTGTATCAATTGTAAGACGTTGAAGAAATACTCTAAACGATCTATTTTGATACATTCATCAATAGAATGGTGTAAATGTTTTCTACAAAACTTAATAATAAAATCTCTCTGCCAAGCACTTTTCATATTTATAATGGGTGGCTGGAAGCTGGGATCTAGAATTTTAGTAGCATGTGTAAGACGGATATACGTCTTGATATCGCGTTTAGATGTGAGAATATCATCTAGGAGTAGTTCAGCCATTCTCTGTCTAACCTCTACAGTTTTTGAAACCATGATGTCCAAAAACTTAAGATAAGGAATCGTGTGTTTCTTAGACTCGAACACCTGCCAGTCCGCTAGGGGTTCAGTATTCATGTAGTCTGTAAATGTCTGGTACCCCTTCCCACGAATGTACGAATCATACACGATTTCCACGTAAGTGAGATCAGATTCTACATCATGTACGAGTTTTGCACATTTAAAGAAAGAACTCATCTACTCACATAAAGAATATATTCTTTAAACACCTAAGTCGTACTCCAGTGTTCTTTATTTTATGGACAAATGTATTCAACTATTGCAAATAACTCATTTTCCTATCTCCTCACAATTGATGAGTTTAGGAAAGCTTTACCCGAAGATCTGAAACCCTCATGGATCAAGATCACAACTATCACGATGGTTTCCAGTTTCGTTCAAAATATCAATATCAAACGTCTTCGAAGAATTTTTGAAGAGATTGGTACATATAAGATGAAACGATGTGGTTCAAACACACCCGGGTTTGAATGGAAACTTAAACCTACCACTTTCTATAACCAAGTTACACTGACCTACCACGATTCCTACAGTACCAAGTCCGTTAAGGTTTTTCCTAACGGCTCTGTCCAGGTTGCGGGGTGCTGCGATCTCTTTGATTGCAAGCGCATCATTACCCAGCTTATTCACATCTTCAAGGTCTTTCTGAATTTGGAAATTAAAATTCCCGTTGATTCTTTCCGGGTTGTTATGATTAATTCCAACTTCTCTCTCAACTACAACATCAATCTGATAAAGGTGGCTGATTGGTTTGAAAATTACAGTGACATCTTCAAAGTCTCATTTGAACCAGACCGCTATTCCGCCGTGAAAATCAAGTTCAAACCAGCTCATGAAATGAAGGAGATTACTTGTAGTATCTTCAGTACAGGAAAGATTATCATTACAGGAGCTGAGACTCTCAAGGAAATTGCTTTTGCTTACAATATCATTAACCAACACATCAATGAGAAGCCCGATATTCGTGTTTCACGAACAGAGGACACTGATGTCTTTGACATTTTCCTTGGATACAGATGTGATCCATTTATTAAACACTTGAAGGATAAGGGATTCAAATCTTGGGTAAAAACGATCACAAACAGACAAATTAATTTCTAGCTCTATAGTAATTAAAATGTCGCAGCGACTTGGTATGGCCGATGGACGCTGTTTCACTATCAATACTTCAGCCCAACTCTTCAACAATTACGTGATGAAGCAGAATAGCATTCCTTTTGAGGACAACTATTCTTACAGGCAACTCCTTCAAAAGCAAGGACCCGAACTCCTTACCCAGATCCAAGATGAACAAGGAAAAGGTAAGTGCAACACATGTGACAAGCCTCTCGTAGATGCCTCCAAGATCTACTAACTGAGCTAAATCACAGGAAAAACTTTAACACCATACTCTAGAATGTCGACATGTGCGATATGTCTAAACGAAGTCAAGTCGACGAGGAACAATCCTCCGATTCGTTGTGGACACGTATTTCATTCCCACTGTCTAGAGAGATGGAAATCCCAAGGTAAAAACACCTGCCCAACCTGTAGACGAGTATTCGACGTTTCCCAATTTAAAGTAGAAGTTACGATTCATAATAATTATACACAAGTTTCAAATGTCGTCTCATTAAACGAAGAATCTATGCTATCCGTGCTAGATATGTTTGACGTTTCGTTTGATGCTGATGACGTTTTAGATTTAAACAGTATTTTATCAGACCTTGGGATAACCCTTGCCGACTTTGATTCCGCTATCCTTGACGCAGAAGGATGAACAATACTTATCGTAACTCAACTGAGTATACTTTCTAGATGCAGTACGTGGATCCTTGATTACCTTACCATTAGCATCACCTAAAAGTGGGCCTGTTGCCCATCCACGTTTATGACTAAATACATTAGCATTAAAAATAACACGTTTTCCAACTTTGAATGGCCCAGCCTTCTTGATTCTAGACTCAGGAACTTTGAAATACTTAGCTACCGACTTAATCGTATCACCTGATTTAACCTTATATTCAATGACGCCATGTTGTTTATAGAAATGGAAATCACCTTGTCGAATATAAGTGTTAGGTCTCCCAGAAGAGACAAACATCATGATTTTGTAGTATCCCTTCTTGCATTTTTTGTCCCCATCAACCTTGTATATAGATTTGGGGTTGTCGGAAATAACGCGCTTTGGAAGGTCTTTACAGGTGGTGTAATCATGTTTTACATTAGATAACCCAGACCGATCACCTGGTATGGATTTTTGCCACCGGTACGCTTCATAGTCCCCAACGGCGTAGGCATAACAGTTGTTATTTGGTATACCTTTGTTTGAACCCCAACGACGATTTGTAAATTTTGGTTCTGACCCACTTAACGGAAGATTTTTGGTCTTGGGCATCTTATACTTTACTCAGAAAAAAATATCAGTAACTAGTAAAAATGTTCGCCAATCTTATCAAGTCCGAAAACAAGTCTGATGTTGTAAATCAGCTTCTCATGTTCGTGCTGTCTATTCTCATCAGCACCTTCATCCTTCGTCTCGTATGGAACACCTCGCTGGTCAAGCACATCTCCGTGCTCAAGCCTATCAACAGCATGCTCGATGCTTTCATCCTGTCGGTTTCCATCAGGGTAATCTCCGGTCTTGACCGTTAAACTTCGGTATAACCAACAGACTTTTTACCATCTGGGTGAATTATGGTTGGAAAACCACTCATACCAGCACAATCACCACTAGCGCAATCGATAAACTCATATTGTTTACCGGAATTTTTCATGAAATCTAATTGCTTACGAGTCCATCCACAGTCCATGGTCCCGTAAACAACCCATTTTTCATTCGAAGTGACCACAGCAGTGGGTTTATTACCCATCTCTAAGAGAATGTAGACATTTAGAATGATTAGTACAACGACGAGTAACATTTATAATACTCAGACACTTTAATCACAGACCTTCTTTTTGAGCATATTACGTTCATCATTCGATAGTTTATTTACGAACTTATTCATATAATTTTTAACAACCTTCTTAGCTGTGGAAGTCTTTGGTGTGACCGTCTTGAATCTACCCCCAACAAACTTCATATTCTTACCAGCTTTTATGGCGTTCCTTACGTTTTGAGGTGTCTTCATGTTAAAAGGCTGACCACGATCCATCCTCTTAGCCCGAGCCCTTTCCGAAAATGTTGGCTGTGCCCTCTTTTCCCTCTCAGCCTTATTCTTAGCCAGAGCCTTCTCATACATACCCTTTCTCACATACTCACGCTTCTTACCGTTTACGTCAACGAACGAGAACCGTGCATCACGTCCAAGTTGTATCTGACGATTGATCTTTTTCTGGAACTTGGCGGCGTAAGCTTGCAAGTTCTTTTGCTTAGCCTCATGATATGCGGACTTACTCTCAAATTCCTGCTTCTTACCGTTTACGTCAACGAAAGACCTCCAGTACTCATTCTTCTTAGCCTTGGGTGTGGGGGTCTTGGCCTTGGCCTTGGCCTCCTTCGCTCGCTCAGCAGTGGTTGCAATATATCCAAAAGAGGGTGTCTTACCCTTGATCCTATCGTTCACATACTCCCTCCTATTGTTGATCATACCCATATGGCGGTTGTGAGCGGCGGGAGGCATGACGTAGTTTGGTATTTCCTTGAAGGTTATTCCAAACGTTTCTTTGTACCTTTTGTTCCACTCCTTCCCGGCCTCCTCGGGTGTGGGGGTCTTGGCCTTGGTCTTTTCCCTCTCAGCCTTGTTCTTAGCCAAAGCCCTATCGTATGCAAACTTCCTGACAAATTCACGCTTCTTACCCTTTACATTGACGAAAGAGAACTTCTCCTTGAGACGAACGGGTGTGGGTGTCTTACCCTTGGTAGCCTTAATTTCCTTGACTCTGGCATTTAGCTTATTCGCAGCCTTCTTCCTCCCACTTTCAATCTTCGCTGCATATTCCATAATATTGGAAGGAGACATCACACCATAGGGTGCGTTAGCCTTGGGGCTTGGACTGGCTGGTTGAATCTCAGGGACTGGGTTGGGGCGCGCAACACCAGGTCTCCTCCGCGGCACCGGTTTGGCTTTGGGCTTAGCTAATATAGCCGCAGCCCTCTTAATCGCACTGTTCCTCTTCTTCTTTCTTTCCGTAGTTGAGAGTTTGGGGCTGGGAGTCTTGGTCTTAGCCTTGGGTGTCTTAACCTTGACGGGAGTCTTGGGCTTGGGCTTAGGCTTGGGAGCGATCATTTTGAGAGCCTCCGCAACAGTCTTTGGTCTATTCGGTGATTTATCACCAGTTAAGAATGGGTGTGTCAAAATAGTCTTGAATGTGGGAAGGTTTGCTCGGAGGGCGACGTGGTAATCTGAGAGTAGATATCCCTGGCTGGTGAATTTTCCGTTAAACTCGAGGAACTCTTTATTCGGTATAAGCTCTTCGATGAAATTTTTAATAGCTCGCTCCTTAGCATTCCCAGGATTTCTCACCTTAACATAAATGATATACAAGAACCTATGAATATCGTAGTAAATCGTACCTGGACCTATTCCGTGTCCGTATATACCCGCACCCTCATATCCACCATCAGCCGTTTCTGGGTTTGGCATACGCCTGGACCAGTATGATAAACCAAAATCAATGATAGTCGCTTCTACACCAGCGTTTGTACGCTTATACTTTTTGATATCTGGTGAACCTAGACGACTCCTAAAAGATCCACCAGGGTCGTTCCGAATTACTTTACGACCGAGGTCAACTTTCCAAGTGTACTCGCCCTCTCGCCGTGAAACCATCACATTACCTCCATGTAAATCGCGGTGACGGAAGTCTGGAAATTTTTGGTTAATTCGGTAAAGATTATCAAAAACCTGTACGATTACAGACTTTATCGCATCAAGAGATGGTTTGGTTTGCCACCACGAATTAAACGGCATACCATCAAGAAGTTCCATATAAAGAATATCCTTGGGTTTGGTACGTCGCGATGGCTGGACCAACGTACCATTGTTTTTACGCACCTTTTTAGGTGTTTTATCTTGGATGGGACACTTCTTAAAGAGGTACATCTCAGGAACCGCAAACTCCTTCAATTTTTCGGCAACCTTGAATTCAAACTCAAATGCACCATCGGTACTTTCCGATGTATCTATCTCTTTGTAGGCGACATACCGCCTTCCATTATCATTGATACTTCCACGGTACATCTTTCCAAATGCACCTTCACTTATAGGTCTACCCTTACCAGTACGAAGGGTAGGTGAGTTGTAACTGGGAACCTTCAAGAAGTGTTCTGGGATACAAGCCTTCTCACCTTTGAGTAACTTCTTGAGATTACTCTCAATAGACATACTTACTTATTGGTAAGAAGTTATTTTTCAACTTACCAAGAAGGACAAATTTATTTTACTTTTTTTTTCAGAAAATCTTTTTTTAAACATTTTTGATTTTTTTAGAACTGATAATTTTTACTGATCATCAACTTCCTCGATATCATCCTCAACTTCAACTTCATCCTCAACCTCGTCGGGTAGGTCTAGACCCTGGAAGGCAAAGGAAGGTAGCTTGGCAGACTGCTCAAAGAGAACCTGCTGAAGTCGGATCGTGACTCCAAACTTATTGTCAATGAACCAGATCTGGTTGAGATCAATGATAGGCATAGCCTTCTGTCCCTTCTCGATGCTATCGAGGGTGACCAGCTGCTTGCTCATATTGTAGCACTCGGGAACGAAGGAGCCATCAGACTTGGTGAGAACCTTGAGCTTGAGAGTAGAAGGGTACTGCTCCTTACCGGGGCGAACAATAGGCTTGTAGAGTGCCTCCTTGAGAACAGCAACGTTGAACTCCTTGCCAAGCCACTCCTTAGCATTCTTGGCAACAGTGTTTACGATGATATCATCAAGCTCGGTAAGCTTGGCGTGGAGAGCCATGGCCTCAGCGTTATCGGGGTCAAAGGAAAGATCAAGAGAATACGAGGTGCGTCCAGTAGCCTCATCAGTGTAAGCGCTCAGACCATAAGGAGAACGCATGAAGGGGAGCTGAACATACAGCTTCTTGTTGTCGCCGGCATTGAGGTAGACGGCTTTACCGCCATTCTTGTTCTTGCGAAGTTTCGAAAACTGCACAGAGGCAGGAGAGAAGTCGGAGGATTGCTGAATAGAGAGCGACATTGTTGGTTGGTTATATATCTTCTAGGTGGCTCAACTTTAAGTTAGTTTTTTTTGTTGAATTATAGTAAACAATCATGGGTTTATTTAAAGACTGTGGATGTGGGTGCAATGGTAAGAAGCAGGAGGACAAGTTAATCATCTCGATCATCTCTGCTCTTACCTTTTTCGTCGTCGCCAATCCCGCGACATTTCGTTTCGTCAGAGGAATCCTTGGATCTTGGATTGCCTCCTCTAATGGATGTTCTACGACTTTAGGTCTCATAGTGCACTCCATCGTTTTCATGTTCATCGTTTGGGGTATGATGAATATAAAGAAGGATGCTCCTTCTTGTTCCAAGACTGATGCCTCGCCTGTCGAGAAGAAGGAAAAGAAGGAA